TCGATCTGCCCGAAAATCTTGCTGATCGGAATTGTCGAGGTAATCTCGTAGAAAGTCGGGCCGTAGGAGAAGTAGTCACCCTCGCGGACCGCGATTCCCTTGTCGAGTATGTCCCGCTGGTGGATCATCACGGTGACGACGCCGCGGGTCTCCGAGCCGAACTGTCCGGTGTTCACCTCGGGAGAAGTCCACTCGACGAGAGCGTCAATCTCGAGGGGCGGATCGAAGACCTTGTCCTGCGACTCGCTGTAGACATCGTGGACCGCCGTGAGGTCTTCGCGGACGCGGTAGTAGAAGACTCGCTGGCCGATAACGTCCTTGATGACTTCCTTCGTGAGATCGGAGATGAGATCGAGTTCCCTCTCTGTGATGAAGAGACGCGCCATCGGTTCACCCGATCCTGATCGCGCGACCCATTGGGATCGGGACGGCGAGGAGGGTCTTGCGGATGTTCTCGACCTCGGCGGCCTGGGCCTCTATGAGTTTGTCGTAGGTGAGGGACTCGAGCATTTCCTTCAGCTGGGTGATGAGTTTGTCCTTCTCCTCGCGGCTCGCAGAGACGAGGTCACTGCCGTTCAGCTGGAGCTCGCCGCCTGGGATCGGGACAGAGCCGAATTTCGAGCGCACGAGGCCGAGGAGTTCCTTGCAGAGCGCGAGAGTGTACTGGCGCGTCCACTGCCTGCCGATCGAGTTGATCCTGCTGTAGACAAAATTCCCGAAGGGAATGTTCGACAGGTTGCTCACGCCCCAGATCGATGGGTCGGGAACGTCTGGGTTGAGCGGGTCCTGCGGGAATCCCACGTTGATCCACAGTTTCGGCGGAATGTCGGCAACGGGTGCCGGGAAGATTCGCAGGTTCTTGCCGATGATCTGGTAGCTGTAGTTTGACCTGCGGACCTTGTTCGACATCGCCATCTGGCCGCCGCGGAGGATGTCCTCGAAGACGGGCAGGACGTAGAAGACCGTCTCTGGCGTGAACGACTCGAAAGCGAACTCGTTGTTGAGGTAGTTGATCGCGCTCGTCGTGTCGAAGAAGCGATAGGCCGCCTGGGGGCTGTAGTGCATGACCTCGAAAATTCGCAGCTTGCCGCGTCCCGGGTTGTGAGAAGACGAGAAGAGTGGGGTGCCTGAACTGTCGACGAGATCGGTGTAGAGATCGTAGTCCTGCCGACGCTGCTGGAGTTGGATGGACCCCGATGTCGTGTTGTAGGACCCGCCGAGGCCCGCCGTCGCGGCGTAGGGTTCGGCGAGCTTGAGAGCGAACTCGAGGGTCTCGCGGGGATACTTCTGTTCCATCCCCTCGAGAGATCCCGTGGCAGAGCCGATGAGATTCCCGAGCTGGGACTTCGCCTGGTACTGATTGACGATCGCACCATATTCACAGAACGCTTCCTCGAAACAGGCCCAGATCTGCTTCGACGTGAGTTCCACCGAGAGGATGTCGTCACCGAGCTTCCGCTTGACGAATGTGACCATCGCATCGGCCTCCGACTGGAACTGCGTGTCGGAGTCGAAGAAGCCGAAGGGCGTAGGGCTGAGTGTGCTTGCGAAGGTTGCCATCGTGATCCCCCACTTGTAAATAGGTGACTCGCGAGGGTCGTTGAAATAAAACGACGACAGGGAGCCGCGAAGGCTCCCTGTCGAAGTTAATCAGGGTGCTGGGTTCTCACAGAAATTGATCAATGAATCAGCTAACGACAGGTGACGACACGTTACCGTTTGCAACGTTGTAGGCGCCGAGGATGCGCCATGCAGAACCATTCCACATGAGATCAAGAGTATCTCCCGCTGCAGAGAACAGGACAGAATCCGTCGCAGCGCTCACTGGATTGGTAATCGTCAGCGTTCCTTGCGGTGTATTGATGGCGGCTGAACACATGATTTTCTTAAGCTGTCCGACTGCAGTTCCTGCTGCGATGCTATAAGCCTTTGTTCCGTCGACCGTGATAAATGTCATGTAGTTTGTGACTGCGATCGCGCCTGATGCCGACGTCGTTGATGCTGCATTCGGCACAAATCCTGCAAGGAAACCATTGCAAGTAACGCCTGCAGTTGCGCCTGCTGTCAACGCAACGCCTGAGATCTCGAACCCCGAACCTGCTTCCTGAACGAGACCCCGAGCTGCTGTATACACTACCTTTGGCATGTGAACCTCCTTTTGTCCGAACGCTTCCAATCCCCCGTCGGTGTCAGGTGTTCACTTGGATTGGGCTTGTCTATAGATATGCTCTTGCAGGACAACTAATTTCGAATTCAAAACAAAAAGCGGCGCCCCAAAGGGGCGCCGCCCGTGTGAGTCGAGCCCCGACCCTTTCGGATCAAGGGCAGTCAGCTCAGATGATGTTCATGTCGAGACACGTGACCGTGCCGAAGAAGTCCGAGCGGATCATCTTCTTGCCGTAGCGAGTCATCACACCCTTACGAGGAGTGAAATCCTCGGGAGCGAAGATCGTCGGGGTGACGATCAACGGCACGTAGGGGGCGTAGACGTAACCGGTCTCCAGGTAGCTGCCGCCCTTGTAACCGACGAGGATCTTGTTCCGGGGGAAGTAGGGATCCTTGTAGACGGTGAAGCGGTTGCTCAGGGTACCGATCTTCTCGGCGCCGATGGTCATCGGGGAGCCGACCTGGCCGCTGCCGTCAATCGAGTAGACGGGCTTGTAGAGGACCGAGGCCTCGAGGATGGTGGCGACGTCGGGGCTGACCACGATGAAGTTCGCCGAGCCGCGCAGGGTCTTGCGATGGATCTCGTTCGCCACGTCGATGATGGTCTCGGTGAGGGTCTCGTACCACTCGCGGACGGTACCGGTGAAGGCCGGGCCAGGAGCAGAGGTGTTACGCAGGACCTCGACGCCGTTCGTCTTGTTGAGGAAGCGACCGGGAGCGCGGGACCAGAAGTAGTTCGCGCCGGTGCCGCCGGTGAGCAGGTCGTTCAGGATCTCGCGATCGAGCTCGAGGGCGATCTGCTCGGAGAGGATCTGGGTGAGCTCGACCTCGGCGTCCAGCGAGTGGTACGCGTTGAGGTCCTGCGCGAGTTCCGGCGACCAGCGAGCGCGGAGCTTGCGGGTATCGGCGGTGACGCTGATGCTCTCGATCTTGATATCGATCTCGGGGATCTGCGGCGAGGGGCTCGTGCCGAAGTTCGACTCGAAGGTCGGGATGGTGAGAGCCGAGCCCTCAGCACCGATGTCCAGGGTCGCGGCGACGGGGAAGCTCACAAGGAGTTTTGTGTAGTCCGCAGGAGCGAGCTTGGTGCCCGACAGGATCATCAGCACTGCGGAGTTCGCACCGGCGAAGGGGGCGAAAGCGTTCGCAGTGAAAGTGCTCGTGCCCGAGTCCCAGGTACCGAGCTGGTTGAGGCGACGGACGTTCAGAACACCAGTGCCGCCCTGGACAGTCGCGCCGAGAGCCGCCACGTCGGTCGCAGCAGTGGGCGCTGCGGTGGTGATGAGACCGAACTCTTTCGCCATCGTGGGATCGGCCTGAGCTGAGAAGCCGGCAGCAGTGCTGAAAGGAACGACGACGGCAAAGAACTTGCCAGCGCTGTTATCGATCAGGCTGCTGAGCTGCGGGTCGAACTGCAGGAGCCGACCGTCGGAGCCCGAAGTCGACAGATAGACACCAGAGTTGCTGCTTGCGAGAGTTGTTGTCGCGCCGTAGGCACCCGATGCGAAAAGGTGCGTACCAGCAGTGGTACCAGCAACGTTCGAACCGCTGTGGACCTTCGAATAGGCGGTGCCGACGAGGTCGTACTGGCCGCCGACGCCGAGTGAGCCCGACTGGATGCCCTTGCCGGTGGGGTTGTTGTAGATCGATTGACCGACAGAGTAGGTGCTCTTGTCGCCTGCAGTCTCGCTACCGTTCACACCGGTGTTACCACCACGGTTGTTGCCGTAGGTGTAGTCCAGGTAGAAGAGCAGGCCGCTGGGGAGTGACATCGGCTGGATGCTGACGAGGTCGTTGGCGACGAGGCCGCCGAAGACGCGACGGACGATCGGGAACGCGATGTTGGTGAAGCCGCGGATGTCGCCCGAGGTGGACGAGGAGCCGGCGCCGCCGCCGAGGGAGTTCGCTTCCTTCAGGATCTGGGCGGTCTGGTTCTCCAGCAGGCGAGCCATGTTCTCCTTGCGGACGCCATCGAGGCCGCGGAGGAGACCGGTGCGGTTCCACTTCTCGAGGAGCCTGCGGCCCTCGGCACCGAGGTGACGATCGCGGATGCCCTCGGCGAGCTGGTCTAGTGTGAATGCCTTCGACATTTTCTTATTTCTCCTG